AAGACTCTTAAAAACTCAGAGTAAACTCGTGTACACACCAGCGATGTAGTACACATCTTTGAAACCAAGTTCCACCAATTTCTCTGCCGCAAATCTGGCTCTCTGTCCAGTGTTGCAGTAGACGAGTAACCCCTTCTTAGGGAGTTGTGCGGTTGTCTTTCTGTTAATCGTAGTTGCTGGAATGTGAACAGCCCCTGGGTAGTGTCCAGCTTTCCATTCCATGTCTGTTCGGACATCAATGACCTTCTTTATTTTACCCTCTTTGATGAGCTTCTTGGCTTGTTTAGAGGAAATGAGATTTTGACCAAAGTATGTATAGGCTGTGAGAGCGGCGAGAACACCAACAAGTAAAGCTGGAATCATTTAGTATCTGGTGATATTTTAACTTCAACGTGTTCCATCTCAAAGCAACATTGGGCGTTCCCGTCGTAGGTTCTTTGACATGCTTTACAGTAATAAAGGATAGGGACGTCCATAGTACATATGGAACCTAAGAAAAAAGTCGAAGAGTACGTTCGTCTCAATCCCGATGACTTTGCTAAGCGTTCACTGGTTAGTCGTTTATCAGCCACCGAGAAGGCACTTAAATCCGAGAAGGTTCGATACAAGTCTGAATGTGACTCGGAGAAGTTCAAGGATTTTCTCAAACACCGACTCACAATTTGGAGTGACCTAAAGGACAAGACGTTTCACGGGAAAAAAATGTATGAAAAGACGAAAACGTTGATTGAAAATTGGAATTAGTTACCGAAAGCGACACCACCCATACCATTCTTGATACGAAGAATGTTATAGTTGACCGCATACGCCCTAACCAAGTTACCGTTACGCACATTGTTACCACTGAGCGCGAGTTTCGCGTTATCGATGCGAGAAAAGTTTAGCGTTCCTGTGGGTTGAGACTTGTTCATGGTGAGGCAGAAAGGCCACGTGAACGTAGAGACTGTGCTTAGGGAATCGTGGGGGAGAACCGAGCAGTGCATCTCTGGGACGACGTTGTGGTGGAATGTGGAGGACATGTTCTCGAAGAGTGGTGTGCCGTTGATGTATAAAGTGGACGTATCAAACGTCCAGTTAGTAGACCATTTATTAGTGTCAGCTTCGGAGGAAACGACGTGAATAGCCTTGACGGGATGATTGAAATACGTAAGATCAACTTCGGTATCAGCCGCGGACATTGGCTGATATTGGGTTTGGGTGAAGAGAATCTCGTGTTCGTTGTCGACGAAGAATTTACGTTCATCGGTATCGAGGTACACGTAGGTACCAAACACCTTGACGTTGCTGGGGGCGAACGTACCCCCACGGCATTTCACGCGAATTTCGACGTCATGGTACTGGAGACCCACGAGAGGGAGGGACTTGGTCCAGTCATCACTGAAAAAGAATGGAAGAACGTAGTGGTTCGCGTGTGTGGAAGAACCGAGAGCATTTTGGGGAACTTCATCAAGGGTTACGGCGCAAGACGCCTTAGCTTGGTTATCCTTGTAGAGGAGATTGTGAACACCCTGAATGTACAAGGCGTCGATTTGAGAAACCTTCTGACCACCGATCCAGAGTTGGAACTCGGTCGTGGTCGTTTCGTCCTTGTCGAAAAAACCGAGGTTGGAATCACCGGTCGCACCGATGTTTTCCGCTTCGATCCATATATAACTCAGGAGATCACCCTTGGACTTGATGGGTATGGTGACCTCATTACCGCTACCGAAGGTACCGATGTAATCAAGGCGTTCGGGCTTGATGGCGAAATTAGTGTACCGCTTGTAGTTCTGACGGAAAAAAGTTATCTCGGGCTGACCAGTGATGTACACATCCTGAGCACCCACGGAAACGAGGTCAATTAAAGCAGCTGACATTTATTAGTAAACGATATTAAAATTTTCGCTCATTGTATACACAGCGGAGATGGGTGTTGAGTTTCAGGCACTCACATGGGAAGCGGTAGATACAGATGATGAACACTTAATCAGTATTTTCGGTAAGACTGAGGAGGGTAAATCTGTATGTGTGACCACAGTATTTACACCATACTTCTTTATCAAACTCTCTGAGCGCGTCACTCCGCAGACTGTACAAGAAATCTATAACTTCATAGACAAGAAGTGTCCAAAATGCTTGGTTTCTTTTTCAGTGATGAAAGCCAAAGATGTGTGGGGATTTCAAAATAATAAGGAATTTGTGTACATGAAACTGGACTTTAAAAATCTCGGGAGTCGACGCCGTGTGGACTATTTCCTGAAAAACCCGATTCAGTTATCATCTGGTACACAGCGAATGAAAGTCTTTGAATCGAATATTGACCCAGTTCTCAGATTAATGCATCGGACTGGTATCCAGTCAACCGGCTGGCTGAAGACGGGTGATGATTGTGTGCGTTCACACCTCGCGAAAGTTGATGTAGATCTTTTCTGTAACGACTGGACTACGTTGAAACCTGTACCCCGGGATGATATCGCTCCGTTTGTTGTGGCGTCTTTTGATATTGAATGTAACAGCTCTACTGGTAAATTTCCCGATCCAAACGTGAAGGATGACGCGTGCTTTCAAATCGCGGTATCTCTCTGCACCTTCGGTAACGATGAACCATACGATAAGACTTGCTTTTGTTATAAGAAAACCGATTCAAACCTCGATGGGTGTACGATCTTGAGTTTTGATACTGAACGGGAAATGCTTGAGGCATTTCAACAGTACATACATCAGAAGGATATTGATATCATGACCGGATGGAACATTTTTGGTTTTGATCTTGATTATATTTACACGAGAGCGTTTATCGTTGGATGTAACCCAGAGTTTTTTAAGATGGGCAAGTTGAAAAGTCAAGACTGTGAAATCACCATTAAAAAGTTGAGTTCGAGTGCGTTGGGTGATAACGTATTGAAACTACTTCCTATGTCGGGACGATTCATCTTTGATATGTTCCATGAGGTGAAGAAGGGGTACAAGTTAGATTCATACAGTCTCAACAACGTATCAAAATTGTACCTGGGTGACCAGAAAATCGACATGTCCCCAAAGGAGATGTTCGCTCGATATGCGGAAGGTGATCCCGTCAAGTTAAGAGAGGTGGCCGAGTACTGTGTGAAGGATACCCTACTACCACATAAACTCATGAAGAAGATGTGCATTCTTCTCAATCTCCTCGAGATGGCGAAGGCGACTTGGGTCCCGATGTGTTTTCTGGTCGAAAGAGGTCAGCAGATCAAAGTCTTTAGTCAGTTGTCGAAAAAGGCGAGGGAAATGGGTTTCATGATCCCGACGATTAGATACGGGCAATTACCCGAAGAACCGTATGAGGGTGCTACAGTACTCGACGCACAAAAAGGTGCGTACTACACTCCAATCACCGCGTTGGATTTTGAAGCCCTGTACCCATCGATCATGGTGGCGCATAACCTATGTTATTCATCGTACGTCATGAATGAAAAGGATTATGGAAACATCCCCGGGGTGACCTACGAAACGTTCCAAATTAAGGATAAGACGTATAAATTCGCGCAGGATGTTCCGAGCCTTTTACCCAGTATTTTACTCGAACTCAAACAGTTTCGTAAAAAGGCGAAAAAAGACATGGCTTCTGCGAGTGGATATATGAAGGAAGTCTATAATGGTAAACAGTTGGCGTATAAGATCTCGATGAACTCTGTGTATGGCTTTACCGGTGCTGGAAAGGGTATTCTCCCATGTGTACCGATAGCTTCAACGACGACGTTCCGTGGACGCGCGATGATCGAAGAGACGAAAGCCTACGTCGAGGCTAACTTTCAAGGGGCGAAGGTGAGATACGGTGATACAGATTCGGTCATGGTCGAATTTGATGTCGGGGATCGTAAAGGCGTAGAGGCGATTGAATACAGTTGGGAGCTTGGCGAAAGAGCGGCAGAGGAGTGTAGCGCTCTTTTCAAAAAACCTAACAACTTGGAACTCGAGAAGGTCTATTGTCCATACTTTCTATATTCAAAGAAACGGTACGCCGCTAAACTTTGGACAAAGGGTAAAGATGGGAACATGAACATGGATTATGTGGACGTAAAGGGTCTCCAACTCGTTCGTAGAGACAATACACCTCACGTGCGAGAAGTATGTAAGGAACTTCTCGATGTTGTCCTCACGTCGAGTGATACTGGTCCACCCAAAGAACTCGCGAAGGAACGAGCGATTGAGCTTCTCTCCGGTGATGTCCCAAATGAGAAACTTATCTTGAGTCAGAGTTTATCCGATAGTTACAAGGTTGGTGGAAATTCCGTGTCTATCACAAGTTCTCAATCCGCGAATATCAATCAGGCACATGTTCAAGTTGTGAATAAGATGAGAATGCGTAAACCTGGGTCCGAACCACAATCCGGTGACCGCGTTCCGTATCTTCTCGTGAAGACAGGTGATCCAAAGGCTAAAGCGTTTGAAAAATCAGAAGATCCCAAGTACGTGGAGGAGCATAACATTCCCGTCGATTACCAGTATTACTTCATTAATAAGTTTCTAAACCCTGTATGTGATTTACTCGATCCACTCTACGAAAACGTAAAGCAGGAAATATTCGGTGAACTCATCAATCAGTGTAAACCACCACCAAAGAAACGGGAACTTGCTCTGAGTACCATGAAACGAGCAGACCTCATAGAGGAATGCCGAAAACACGGTCTCGATTGCGAGGGTAAAGTAGCTGATCTCAGGGAACGTATTAAACAAATGAGGATGCAAAGAGAAGAAAGTGTTGAAGATCTATTTAAAAAATATGATCTAGAAAATAGTAAGTAATGAGTTACAGAGAGCGAATTATTGGACTCTTCGATGAGGAACTTAAACATCGCATCGATATATTAATGACTGAATACGCTGTTGTAATTTCAAAAAAGTATGCGATTTCTCTTGATCTGTTATTGAGGGACGTTCCTGTCATATCCACAAATATGATATGTAAAGGGACAAAGCCTGATGGTTCGAGGTGTGCGTTTAAGGGTATTCATGAAGGCTATTGTGGAAAGCATAAAAATGTGGGGGATCGAATTAGACAGAGAATCCACGAGAGTCGTAATGGTCATACCCATGGACCCGAAGTTTTGTATTCACCTGAATGTGTAGAATGTAATAAATCAAAACAACTTATAGATTTGAGTACTATTTTAAATAATGAGTAAATCCGATATTCTGCTATCATCAATTAACACATTCTACGACGAAGAAACTAATCGATCTAAATTACTGAATATACTAGATAAGACAAGTGGTATTTCTTTACGAAATCTTGAATGGTTCATCACCAATTATGCGAAAAAAAATCACACCTCGTATAAGACGAATGATGGTAAAATTTTCACCGTACATTATGCGTATAAGTCAAGCCTCGATGGGTACAGTAAAAAGCTCTTCGACCCATTTTGTCGATCTGAGAAGTTTGCGTATACCGTTCCAGGGACATCTCATGAAATCCATACAACTCTCGCACAGTTGAATTTCATCAAATGGTGTATCAAGAACAATATCATTGATTATATAGCAAACAATAAATTGATTCTGTTTAATAAACAATCTACCTAAAAAGTACATTAGCTTTACCATTCCTGATTATCATCATATTGTAACTTTTTGCTATGATTATAACCTGCTTAGGAAAGTCTATTTGGGGAATACCGAGTACTTCGATGTAATTATCGTTAAAATCAAACGTTCCATGACTTCCATCGTATTCGAGGTCCATAGTGACGCGCGCATCCTTGACCCCACTAAAATTCATGTGACCCGATGGTTCCAATTCACCCGGGTGTAACGCAAAACTATACATGTTAATGTTGCGAAAGACGGGTGAGCGTTTGTGATGTATATTCGATAGAGATGTTGATAAGAAAAGATTGTTTCCGGTTGTTTCGTTTATGATTATTTCACCATCGCATTCAAGTGTCGTCTTATTTTGTTTTGAGTACATCAAAGGGACGTGTTTTTTACCTCTCGCCCATTTATTGAAAACGGTGGGTGGGTACTGCACAGTGGGTTGTGTCAGTAGAAAGACGATATCTCTACTTACAGCAGACGTAAAAAATGTGATGTTTACATAATCTTGTAATTGATCGATATACGTAGCCTCCGTCCCCGCCGCCACGATAGACGCGTTGCTAAGTTCCTCGAGTAAATGAAAGAAGTATCCATCCCACACGGTATTTGCGGCTAGTTGTAAACGATCTACTACAATAGTACGATGTAAGTCTGGATCGTTGGTATTTAATAAAGTTGTGAGTAATCCCAGTCCTGTCGAAGGGTCGTAATACGTGAGAGCTAAGGTTCTCAAGCCACTCAAATACGTCACGATGCCGTCAACAAAAGCGGCGTGATTTTGAGACCCTACTTCACGAAATTCAACGTTGAGAAGAGTCCTCTGGGTGGATCCCCACATGAGAAAAGCGAGAAGTGTATCTACAAGAACACCACGACGTGTAGTATCCGGTAAATCGCTATTTAAAGCAAGAATAGTGTCCCTTATCGCAGTCACGTATGTGACGAGTCCGGACACGGTATTAGATGTACGTAAATTGCTCAACAGAGTGAGCTGATCAGCACCCCATAAATTTTGGATGGCTTCGAGATTAGATACAAAATCGTTACGGTTTATGAATATGTTTGGTAATGTGTTCGCATCAAGTAGAGTGATGATACCGTTTAGCACACCTTCCTCTTTATTTTCGTATGGTGGTAGGGTTGATGATACACCGTTTACGTACTCGATGAGTCGGTTGGTGATATCCGTTGGTGTTATAGATGTACGCAAATCGGTTAATAAGTTACTTTGGTCGGATCCCCACAGGTTTGATGTCGCTTCGAGACCATTTACAAACTCATTACGGTTTACTATTATGCCTGGTATCGTTTCCCCGAGCGTGGTGACGATATCACTTAGATTACTTTGACTTTGAAAGGTGGGCGTCAGTTCATGGTACAGTATCCCTTTCACGTATTGAATCAATCGGTCTATGTGATTTGCTGGTGTACTCGTATCTAGATCGGTTAAAAGGGTGAGTTGGTTATCCCCCCAAACATTCGTTATCGCTTCGAGATTGGATACAAACGCGGTACGGTCTTCTCCCACAACAGGTAATGGGTCCGTCTCGAGTGTGGTGATGATAGCATTTAGATTACTTACATCTGGAATAACATAAATGTCCGAGACGTTGAACGATATTCCGTTTGTATACTCTGCGAGTTGCTGTGTGATAGTCGTTGGTGTTGTAGATGTACGCAAATCGGTTAATAAGTTACTTTGTTCGGATCCCCAAACATTCGATATCGCTTCAAGATTAGATACATAATCATTGCGGTTTATTAATATGGACGGTACAGGGTTCGTGCTAAGTGTGGTGTTAATAGTATTTAGTTCACCTATGGTTTTATCAGCATAATCGACTAATATTTGGGTTGCTAATACACCTTTTATATACTCTGTGAGTCGGTCAATGTAACCATCTGGTATACCTGAACGCAATGCTTCCAGTAGAGTGAGTTGACTTGACCCCCAAAGATTTGATTCTGCGACGAGATTAGATACAAATTCGTTACGGTTTTCTGCGATGATCGGTAACGTGTTCGCGAGTGGGGTGATAACATTACTCGTTAAGTACACGTTTGAGAAATTGAAACCCCTGACGCTCGTCGCCACGCCACGGTTTAACATGATTAAACTGGGTGTTTGAGGAGCCGAACTAATAAAGGTTTTTAATGAAGCTACACGTGTCGCATCATTCGAAGAATCATAGGTACGTAACAGATTCAGTGTATTGACCTGAGAACTCTCCTCACCCCCCCAAATATCTAACGCGATGAGACTATTTATGTTAGATGTACGATCTTCGGCGCCAAGAGCTGGTATCCCGGTGAGTGTTGCATCGATACCATTTTTTAAAATAGTAATCCGTGTGTTTGCCTCTGGTACCAGTGTTGATATATCATTAAAAACTGGCTCACGCAATGCGTTCAGCGTAGCTATTTGAGCCGTACTCCAAATACCTAATGCGAGGAGACTATCTATGAGCGGGTCACGAACTGCCTTCGTAGTCGCAGCCACCACCGCATTCAGGGAAGTCACGAGATTCAAACTATCTGGGAGACCAGTGATGTACGTATTCAGTGCGGCGACAAGAGCGGTCTGTCCTATGAATCCGGGTGTAACCAATCGCAAATTATTTAACGTGAATATTTGATTACCCCAATATTTCCTTGTGAGTAATTTCTGAATGATAGCATTTTGAACAGACAGAGTGATGGGTGCTTGTGTAGACGTCGCTTTCAATTGCGTTATGTATGTCGTGTCATTCGCGGACGGAACACGTAATGCGTTTAATGTGGTGAGTTTATCGCTTGTCCAAACACCCAGTCCGACAAGTTCAACTATGAGAGGGTCGCGTTCAGCCGTTGTGGTGAGAGTAGCTATAGTATCAAGTATTCCGTCCACACCATTTTTCAGATTATTGAGTGTGAATTGGGTTGTCGGTATCTCATCGATCAACACATTTGAATATTCAATGAGACTATTTATGTTAGATGTACGACCAGCAGCTCCAGGTGTTAAGGTCACTAAACTATTCAGAATTTTTATGGGTTCATCTCGCCATACATCAAACTCTCGCAACGCCGCGACGCGGGTTTCTCGCGATGGCTCGTCGGCATCACCCGTAAACTCACCCAAAAGAGTGATTATTCCAACAATCCTAACTTTTTGACTGATAGTACCAGTGGATGATAGAGTAGTAAGATACGTGTTGAGATTAGATACATTTGAATCAGCAAAGGCGGGTCGCGAAAGATCTAATTGAACAAGTTGAGTACTACCCCAAATAGTTGGTGTTGCCTCTGCCCCGATTCGGATTAGTCCGTCTACGATCGCACCACGTTGAGCGTCTGTTTTACCGGATAATGTGTTCAGTACGGTGATCATCCCCGATTTTAAGATATCCGACTGAACCGTGAGATCATTAAGATATCCTGCGAGACCGTTGACCACGTTGAGCTGTTCCGATGAACCGGGGGTGAGTGTTAACAGACCAACTAAAAAATAACTATTATGTGCCGCGACTGTGCGGAGTTGAAAAATGAGTAAAGACTCATTTTGTACATTGGGGTCTATCAGGCTATTTAAAATTGTAATTTGATCCGCCCCCCATACATTTTGAATGGCGAGAAGACTAGATATGATACCACTACGCGTAAAGGTATCCGTTACGGATGGAAGTGTACCTAACAACGTATCCACTGTGGTCTGTGTATTCAGAATTAGAGTGGGTATAGTATAAAGATATTGGATGAGTGTAGTTGTTGCGGTTGATAAATCAGCTGTATTGTCCTGCACATTGGTTAAAAGAGTGAGTTGATCGGGTCCCCATACAATAGTCTGACGTAACACATCTACGGCGTTTTTCCGTGTAGTCAAATCCCCCACGCCTGTCAACCTACTCATAGCAATGCGTATAATTTCTTCCCAAATTGAAATACTGTAAAGAGACTGTCTAAGTTCGTTGAAAGCACTAATTTGTGAGGATGACAACGAACTATCGAGAGCATGTATCCTGTTTAAAGTTTCTATTTGATCCTGTGTCCAGTGACCAAACTTTTTGGCAATGAAAAAGAGTTCTTTAACACAATTGGCGAAATTCAATTGAAATGTACCCGTTTTAGATCGCGATTCGATTAGAAATACATTCCGTTGGCGTTGTTCGAACAAAATATTGAGAGGTCTACGCTGTAACATACACCGCTCTTGTTTATCTAAATGAACGAGGTCTAAATTGACTGTGAAATCGCTCAATTCGAGTTGTTGTAGTATCCGATTGTTCGCTTCCGGGTCCCACAGTGTAGCATCACCCAATTTGTTCTGTGTCGCGAACAGAACGTCGATAGCGGGTCGCAATCTTATGCGAAGGGATATTTCCTGATCGTATATGGAACATAAAGGAAATCCACTTCCCGGGCGTCGGTGAAAATAAAAAGGAATATGAATCCTATATTCATCGGTATTGAATGGGTTAATTCCTCGTGTGTTATACTGTCCATCCAAAAATTCTTGTACGAACTCGGATTCCCCACTTCCCTGAAACGGGTTTCCGTGTAATGTATTCACACTCGATCTAGATGATTCGGATACGTTCAATTCACGGTCTATGAATATATCATCACCGGTGACCGTATCAATCTTATGTTCACCGACGTATAACTCGACATAATCAATCACAGAAATTCCAAATACGTCGACGGGATAAAGGTTTGATCCCAATCTCGCGACATCGGTTGGGTCGGCGGTGAAGGACAGTACAACCCCGCGTAGAATATCACCGTACTTCTGAGGAATGCGTACATCCAGAAAATCATCTGTGAACACCTTTTCTGGGAAGGTTATCTTATAATTTTCTGTGGCGTAGTTTGTGTGCTTACTATATTTTTTAGTAAAAAAAGAGAATGACGGATTGGTGCTTAAAGAGTTATCTAATTCACCTGTCGCCGCGATCAGGACTCGACCCGCCATATATAATACGTATCCATTAATATTTTAAGCCAGATAATCCACTTGAGTAATGGAGTATATTGTAACTCTTCGCGTAAATCTGAACTTCTGTAACATTACTTTCTGGATCCGCTGATACACCCTCTTCTGCTGAGAATGGATCTGAATAGTCCAATTTGATTTTACACCTTTGGTCTATTATACGACTGAAATTCAAATGCCCGGATGGGGCGTTATCCAATGGGTAGAGGGCGAATGAGTAACTCCCGATCTGGTCACGTGTTTCTAATTGATAACGAACGTATGACGTTGACCCATTTACGTTACTGTATACGACATTCCCATCAACTATATTTAAACCATCGAACGAAACATCCACATTTACACCGGAAATCGAATTTGTGAGTGCATTCTCGTGAACCATTTTCGAAAAGGGTTCCTTGAATAGGGATGTGTTGTTCAGGATCAATTCCAATTCCTTGAACCTTGTATTGAGCATGTACTGTATTAGGGTTTGATCGTCATGATACGCAAACCGTCTTGATTTCTTCGTTGCGATAAAATAAATTGTTTTGACTGGATGGTGAAAACGTAAAGTAATCTCATCCTCCTCTTTTGTTCTTGGTATATCATGCCTTTTCAATTGTATCTGTGTGATCAATTGATTCATGGGCGTACTTTTCAAATAACTCAATTCGTCTCGGTCAAGGTACGCATACGTCGCCAACAGGGATGCCGTTTCTATTTTCGCCTCTGTCACGAATGGATTCAAATATGGTCGAACGAGTTTATCCAAATTCTTGAACTTAATCCTGATGTAACAACCCTGTTTCGTGAGTTTACACAACAAGATGGAAGCTGGTAGATTATTATAGAAATAAAAGGGTAAATCAATGTACATCTGTCGTAAGGTCCACACGTTATTAGTTGAACCATACGGATCCTCTTTAGCGGTTGTCAAGGGGACGATTGTATCCCTAAAATTATAATCAGTCCCGTGATATTTGTGATATAGATAAATCCAGTCACCTGTGAGTCTTTCGATGTGCGTCCCTCCTATAAAGAGATCAGCATACTCGATGGCGTGAATACCAACAGTGGGTGTGAATGGATCATCATAATTACCGGTTGGATTCGCCGCTGTGGGTGTGACACCACCCGTCGGGTACACATTTGATACAGACGCCTTGAAGAAGAATTTATATCGAAGAGTCAAGTTCGTGAGAAGATCTCCCATATCTATCGGTATGATACCTATCGTATCCTGATCGAATTTTGCATCGAGTAACGGGTGTTCTCTAACATCGAATGCAAATTTCGTGTGCCTCTTAAAAATACCCGAGAAATGGGAATAGGTTGGGTTCCCTATCACATACATATCCTGTATCCCAATAGTACCTAATGTCAGTTTTCCTGCCATCTCTACTTAACTATAGTTTTTATTTTTAAGTTTGTAATAAAGACCCGTTGCTGAAGACGAGTGTTTTGTAACCCGTGTAGTACATATGAAATTTATATTCCGGGTTAGGGATACTCCTCCCGTTACCGTATTTGAGATCGGTAGTATTCACCAGTTCTAAGTGTAATTTAGTCTTTTCTGATTGTAGGACTGAAAAGTCGAGAAACCCCGAAAGTGAAGTACTTTTAGGGAATAGTGCGAAATTGTACGAGTAAATATAGTTGAGTAAATAATTGGGTACGGGTGGTTCGAATAGATAGTTAGTCGCTACAACAGCCCCCGATCTCGCCAGTTTCGCACGCGAGGGGACGTAACTGAAAAAATATTCCCTGTCGTTATTCGATACGTTTGGTATGCGTTCACCATTTAGTGTGAAATAAGCACTTTTTAAGATATGTGGTTCGGAATTGTCTTTGATCTGCGCCCGGGTAAAGTTGTAACGGTTGGCGGTCGTCGAGTAGTACCATTCATTCACATAGGTGGAGTCGTCTACGGGTAAACTCCTATACTCATTCTCATCTTCATATCCCGCATATCTAAAAAACCAATGGAAACATTTGACAGGAATACTTGGTTCCAATTGTACGACGAATTCTCGCTTTTCTGGTTCCAGGGGAATACTCGAATGTTTAACCACAAAATCATACGTAATCTCGTTATTCGGTCGGGTGTAGTATAAACGTTCTTCGGGGGAAAGTGTGATTTCCTCGGTGATGACTTTAAAATTTTGTATATTTTTAGGTGGAGGTGTTGCCGGGAGACCTCGACTACTTAAATTATCTGATGTACGCTGGTTATACAGGATGAAGAAGGACTGCTTGAAAAACTCGATTTCAAGTGTAATTTTTTGTTTATGGATAGCACACAACGGGAATGGTGTTTTGTTTTGATCGTTTTCTGAATAGGCGTCACCACCGTAATTGTGTGAAAAGAAGAATGGTATATGAATAAACACATCATTACTTTGTGCGGCATTTTGGGCGGACGGTTGAGTCGTTTCACCACCAGTTATATTTCTATTATAGAGTGTGTTTGCGCTCATTTTCTGTGATTCGGTCGTGTACATGTTGTCATGAATGATACACCAATCTGATGTTATCTCTTCGACTATCTGAGTATCCACTTTGAATTTGATATTTTTGATTAGTTTACGACCGAGTAATTGCATATCCCACGCCCAATACGCAATCTCGGGTAGTGTAAACGAAGGTAGTGGTATGTCTCTTAAGATAATACTCTTGATGGTTTCTGGGAGTAATGCGAATACAGATGGAACGAGTTGGGATAATATCAACGCATCCGTGATATCCGCCCCAACATCTCTGGATCTTACCGCGGTACCCCTGGTTACTGGTGATGTTCCTTTGAGTATATTAATAATATAGATTGGAATTTCGGTGGTTAACTCGTTGATTCCCAATGACGTGATAAGATCTGGACCGGGGCTGTTACCAGCCCATGTCCCATTTAGAATACCAAGCAGCGCTTCGAATACATTCGCAGCGAGACCAAGAGTGGATAACACCACATCAGTTGGAATATTTACTCTGATCCCTCTGAGTATATTCATAACACCGTTTGGAATTGTAGTGGTTGTCTCAGTAATTGTTAATGTATTACTAATAAGTTCGAAACCCGGGGTCACAGCCTCATCCCTATCCAGTATTTGTATCAGTGTTGTGAGCACACCTGAAGCAATTTCGGATGCGGACAGACTGAGTGTGGACAGTACCAAAGTATCGGAAAGATCCACGGAAATCCCCTTGAGTACATTAATAATACCAATTGGAATTCCGGTGGTTGCCTGATTAATATTTAATGTTGTATTAACGAGTTCGACACCAGGAGTCGTGAGCGGATTATTGCTTAGAATACGTAGCAACCTGACCAGTACATCTGCAGTAAAATCCGCGTTGATAGTAAACAATTCCGTGGGAAGAAACGTGAAAATCAAGTTGTTGAACTGGGTTTCAAAGGACAAAAAGTATTTGAAATCTGGGAACTGGAAGACGGGGAGGGTAATTCCGGCTAAATTCGGGGCACCGGCGAGCCACCAATCCTTAAACGACGAGTACCCAAATTCTACTAAAGTCTGACCACTGAACAACATTTTCTGTAAGGTTTCGTTAAATTCGATATCATTAAACCCCCATGTTGGTAATGTCAATTGGATCCATATATTGTTTAAGAGATCCCCCATGTATTGGGGTTTCAATTCAACTCTGATTATTTCACCGAATGGCCACGTCGCCGCGATACCTTGTGTGACGGTGTGTACGTTGTGAAACTTTCTAAACTCAGAATGTCTTTTATTTTCATATTTAAATAAAGAATGTTTAGGGTCTTTGGAAAGCAAATGTGTATCTTGTTTTCCAATAGCCTTTAGGGAAATATTAGCGGCTTCACCCATGCTTACTATTGTTTACATATTTTTAATATCTGTTTTCCACATCGTCACGTGACTCGTCTTCATCATCTTCTCCAAGTCCTCTTTCGCCTGCTTCGCTTCATCCATGAGTGCCCTGACGCGTTCCTCCGTATACTCAACCGTCTTCGTATTGAGAAGGTAGTCCCAGTTTCCATCAATCTTTGGGAAAATGGGGGACATCTCTTCTTCGAGTTCCGCTTTCTTTCTCTTGAAAACCACCAACTCACCCTCGATCACCATAGATACAAACTTAGACTTATGGTCACACAAGACAGCCCTCTTCTCGAGTACATCGATGAGATGTGCCTTCCTCTTCTTATAATGATCCAAGCGTAGTTCCACGAAATCCTCGAGAATCTCTTCAGGGCTCGTGTACTTGTGGATACCCTTGGTGGGGTGGAAGAGGTGCATGTTGGATACACGGAAGGTCTTCCTCAATTTGAGATCCTTGAGGAGATCCTTACCGGTGTAGTCCATGATTTCGAAATGGACATCCTCTGTCGTAGAGTTATTGGTGTACCCCCCGATCAACTTCTTCTCTACGAGTGTATCGAGGTATTCCTTATAGTCCTGAGTCCAGCGACCTGGTGGGAGTTCGGTCACGACGATGTTACTCCCAGACCAGTTCCACACACCCTCCATCATCCACGTGTCATCCTCCTTATGAACGACACCCTTGAAACCCCTGAACCAGGGTCGCATAGGGACGATGTCCTCGCCAGTCAAAATCCGTTTAATATTCGCCTTGATATCTTCGGGGTTGAATGGAGGTACATAGCAACTGAAACCCGTCCCAATACCTTCTGTCCCATTCACGAGAACCATGGGTAGGGTTGGCATATAGAAATCAGGTTCGATAGGGTGACCGTCGTCATCCAAATAGTTAAGAATGGCGTCGTCCCTTGGGTCATAAATCTTACGAGCATCCTTGGTCAACTTCGTGAAGATATATCTCGTCTGGGATGCATCCTTACCACCCATCAACCTCGTACCAAACTGACCACATGGCTCTAGAAGATTGATATTGTTCGAACCCACGTAATCATTCGCCAACTTCACAATCGTATCCGCTAGAGAAACCTCACCATGGTGGTAGGCACTCTTCTCAGCCACGTACGCCGCCAACTGGGCAACCTTCATCTCTTCCTTAAGGTTCTTCTTGAAGCACGAGTACATGACCTTGCGTTGCGATGGTTTGAGTCCATCCGCCACGTGGGCGATAGAACGTTTCAGATCCGCGAGACTGAAGTTTACCAGGTCTTTGTGTACAAAGTCGGAAATGGTCAACTGTTTCACACTTCCATAAGGAACTTCGAGTTGGTCAGCATCCTTAGCTGTATTATCCAAAAGCCACGTCTTCCGTGCATCAGCCTTCTTCTTGTCGAATGCGAGGACAATCGAGTCATCCGTCATCGTGTCCACGTCAAACTTTACCGTGAGATCCTGAATCTTTTTGAAATACTCACGAGCTTCGGCACTCGTGGAAGTACCAAGACCCTTGTAGTATTTGATTTTCCATCCAGCTTTACCATCACCATACCAGGTTCTGAATGCGGAGTCTGTATAGAACGATTTGGTAGTAGTACCCTTGGTCGCCTTGATGATTGGGGTCACCATAGAAACCACAAAGTTGAGATCGAGGAGACTCGGCCAAAAGTAATGGATCATGTTTAGGATAAGCCCCTTAATGTGAGACCCATCGTTATCAGCATCGGTCATGATCATCAAGCGTCCATAGCGAAGTTCAGAGACATCCTTGTACACCTTACCTTGTTGGAGACCCAAAATCTTCTTAAGGTCGTTAAACTCCTGGTTCGATGCGAGTTGCGCCACGGAGACATCTCGGACATTCTTACACTTACCACGAAGTGGGAAGACACCATATTGGTCTCGACCCACGACGGATAGACCAGCGACTGCGAGGGTCTTCGCAGAGTCACCCTCTGTTACGATGAGGGTACACTTCCCAGAATGTTTGGTTCCTGCGTGATTCGCATCATCCAGCTTGGGAATACCAGTAATCTTAGACTTGCGAGCGCCATCAGACTTTGCGAGTTCTTTCATCTCCTTAAACTTCGAGAGTGCCATGAGTTCATCCGCGATTCCAGTCTTGAGAACATTCTTGATGAATCCCTTGGGTGGGTCGAATTTACTCCCGAATTCTTGAGACTTTGAGGTACACTCAGACTTAACCTGACTGGAAAAGTTAGGATTCTCGATGGTTGCTTTGACGAAGATATTGAACGCGTTCTTCACTTGTTGAGGTTTCAGTTTAATCTTCTTCGCCATCTCATCGATGATACCATTGGCGATGAACGCAGCGACGTGATCCACGTGTGTACCACCCTTCGTCGTGCAGATTCCATTCACAAATGAAACTTGTTCCATCCCATCAGTAGATGGTCCGATACAAACAGACCACCTGTCCCCCGTGAAAGATGAAACCTCACTCACACCTTCATGCATCTTGGTGTAGGCTTCAAAGTTTTGTTTTGGGAGGACTTCACCGTTAAACTTCACTTTACAGTTTTGGGTGGTACAAATGTTCGCATCCCAAACCCTCTTTTGGAAAATACTGTAGATGGTATCGTCCATCTTGGACATCCCAAACCTCTTCCACTCAGGTGTGAATGTAATGGCGACCGATGAAGTAGCACCCGAATGTTTTTTGATTTTTGGTTGGTCACATACGGTCATATTCTTTGACCATGATTGGGTATAGGTCTGCTTCGTCTCGTGATCCTTGATAGCGATAGAAAACTCGGTGGAGTAGATGTTCGCTAACTTGGCGCCGTAGCCGTTGCGACCACCGACGATACGCTTTTGGGAGTCGTCGTAGTTGGTACTCGTGAGAAGGTGTCCAAATACAAGTTCGGGATTCCAGAGACCCTCCTTCTCATGCATACGAACACCGATCCCACCAAGGGGTCCATTATTCTCGATTGTCACGGAACCGGTGTCCTTATCGATAGCGACGGAGATGGAACTGACCTGTTTGGGATGGAGAGAGTTGCGATCGATCGCATTCACGAGGATCTCATCAAAGATTTTCAAGAGGGCTGGTGAGTACTTGAGGTTCTTCTTGGAGAACTTGTCACCATCGAGGATCCAGTAGGGTTCTGTACCTAACTCAACTGGACCGACGTAGGAGTCAGGTCTCTTGAGAATGTGTTCGATATGGGTGAGCTTTTGGACGCTCTCCATCTTCTTGGTTTTTATTAAAATCTATCCTCTAACTTAGGTTTCACATGCACTATCGTAATCTTCGACAAGATCCTTAACAAGAAAATCAAAGAGAGTATCATATAGATCTTCTGGAAAGTCTCCTTCTAGTTCCGCGTCACCATCAATCATGCAATGATGAACAAACTTGAAAGATGCAACCTTGTTTTCTCTCGAAACTTTACCTTTCCACACTCTATATT